TGAAGAACTAGAAAAACTTATGGAGAATAGCTATGGTTGATGACATGGACAGTCTAGTAAACATATCTAGAGAAATATTTATAGAGGATTGTTGGGCTAAGATGTTTGCGATGCATATTATGTGTCCTTGCCCTGACCCCCAAGTAAAAAGATTATTTATAAACTTTGTAATCGGAAGATGTAATTATACAAATGTTGATAAAATTACAGAGCAGTTTGTATTTGATTGCTTTCCTATGTTTATAAATCATAAGTGTCTTGGTAACAAGGTGCTTGACACCGAGGTGGATTCGTGCTAGACTCCCCTCTCAAACTGAAGAAAACCAAAGGAGAAATTATATATGGTTTATGAAGGCATTGCTTATTGGGCATCTATTACCACACCTAACACTAGGTTTGAGCCAAAGTATTCTGTCGATTTAGTTGTTGATAAAGATACTGCTCAAGACTTAAAAGAGAAAGGCTTTAGTGTTAAGTTCGATAAAGAAGAAGGCCCGACTATAAGTATAAAGCGTAATGTAAATGGCCCTAATGGTATGGTGCGTAAAGCTCCTAAGCTACTGGACAAAGACAAGAATGAACTTGATTGCCTTGTTGGTAATGGTTCTAAGGTTAAGGTTCAGTGCAAGCCGTGGGAAATAAACCGTAATGGTCAAGCGTTCAAAGGTCTTGAGCTACAGGCAGTACAGGTAATAGACCTAGTACAGTACAGCTCAGGAGATGGCGATGAGTTTGACGCTATTACAGATTTAGAAACTGAGGTGGATGAACTATGAGTGAAGGTAATGTAGCGTATGTACTTGATGATGTATCTTACGAAGCTAGTAAGTTTACTGATGAAGGTAAGATAGTGTTTGCTAGACTTGTTGAAGTGCAGAAAGATATACAAAATCTTAATAGAAAGATAGAGATATTACAAGCTGCTGCTATTACACTAAATGTAAAACTAAAAGACCAACTAACGGAGGACATGCGAACTACTGTAGAGGATGCAGAACAAGTAGCATCTTAACTGAATGACCTTGGCAAGTCGGTAAACTGCCTTTACTTTATAGGAGATTACACGATGGCTTTTGTTAAGTACCATCAACCATGTTATTTATGTGACTCCAGCGATGCGGTATCTGTCAACGATGATGGTAGTGCATATTGTTTTAGTTGCGATAAACGAATACCAGACTACGAAGTAAAAGAAGGAGCAGATAAAAATATTGTACAGGAAATAAAAGTGCATAGAACAAACTCAGTAAATGAAATTGAAGGAGAGTTCTTAGCTCTTAATGATAGAGGTATTTCTCTAGCAACCGCTAAGAAATATAATGTTAAATCAACTACAAACCAGAATGGTGATGTAGTCCAACACTTCTACCCATACTGCATAGCTTCAGAAGTTACAAGCTATAAGGTTCGGGGTGAAGGCAAACACTTTACATGGCGCGGTAGCTCTCAAGGCACTGGTCTGTTTGGTGAATCCGCTTTCAAAGATAGCGGTAAGTTTATTACATTAGTCGAGGGCGAATGTGATGCGATGGCAGCGTATGAATTACTAGGTTCTAAGTGGCCTGTAGTTAGCGTTAAGTCAGGTGCAGCAGGAGCAGCTAGGGATGTTAAAAATTCACTGGAGTTTCTAGAAAAGTTTGACTGTGTAGTAATTAACTTTGACAATGATAAAGCAGGGCGTGAGGGTGCAAAGGCTGTAGCTAGATTACTAACACCTAGTAAGGCTAAAATACTTACAATGCCAGATGACTTTAAAGATGCTAACGAAATGCTCAGAGCTAAACGGGCACAAGCCTATGTAGATGCTTGGTGGGGTGCGAAGTTATATACACCATCAGGAGTTCTTAATATATCTGAACAGAAGTTAGACTTTAATAATCGTGAGCAACGTGAGAGCATACCCTACCCTTGGGCTGGTCTTAATAAAAAACTATACGGCATGAGACGAGGTGAGCTTGTGACACTGACAGGTGGTACAGGGCTTGGTAAGTCTAGTATTACCCGTGAGTTAGAACACTGGCTAATCACTCACACCAAGGACAACGTAGGTATCATAGCATTAGAGGAAGATTGGAGGCGTACTGTTGACGGTATACTTTCAATCGAGGCTAACGCTAGGCTTTACATTGACCAAGAGCGTGAGCAGTTCTCAGAAGATGACCTTAATAAATACTTTGATAATATTTATGGCGGTGAAAATAAAGATAGGGTGTGGATACACAGTCACTTTGGCATTACTAACATTGATGAAATCTTTAGTAAGTTAAGATTTTTAATCGTTGGTTGTGGTTGTAAGTGGGTATTTGTAGACCACCTACACATGCTTGTTAGCTCTATGTCGGAAGGCGATGAGCGCAGGGCTATAGATAATATTATGACTAGGCTCAGAAGTATTGTTGAGGAGACAGGTGTAGGGCTAGTGCTTGTTAGTCACTTACGTAGAGTAGATGGTAATCGAGGACATGAGAATGGTATCTCGGTAAGTCTATCACACCTACGTGGCTCTCAAAGTATTGCTCAGTTATCTGATTGCGTTATAGCTTTAGAGCGTGACCAGCAATCCGATGACCCCGAAGAAGCTAATACTACACACATGAGAGTACTTAAATCTAGGTACACTGGTGATGTAGGTATGGGTACTCACTTGCTTTATGACAGAGAAACTGGTAGACTTCGGGAAACATTTATTGATGATGACAACGAGGTAGATGAGTTATGAAATCTTTAGTATTCGATATTGAAACTGACGGGTTACAGCCTACAAAAGTTTACTGTATGTCTGTCCTCGATGTTGAAACTCAAGAGCAGTTTAATTTTAATCCAAAGAAACTAAGTGAAGGAGTTAAGTTATTACAAGAAGCAGATAAATTAATTGGTCATAACATTATTGGGTTTGATATACCCGTTGTTAAAAGATTAATGAACATTGATTTATCAGGTAAGAAGTTAGTTGATACATTAGTACTTTCTAGATTGTTTAATCCAGTAAGAGCATCGCATAGCTTACAAGCTTGGGGATACAAGTTACAGTTTCCTAAGATAGAGTTCGATGACTACACTAGATACTCAGAAGAAATGATGAAGTACTGCGCTCAGGATGTATTCTTAAACTATAAAGTTTACGAAGAACTTAAACGTGAGAGCAGGGGATTCACTGGTGAGAGTGTTAATGTTGAGATGGATACTTATAAAATTACTACAGCTCAAAAAGACTATGGCTTTATGTTAGATAAAGATAAAGCTAACAAGTTGTTGGAGGAACTGACCAGTGAGCTTAACAACACTCAAGAGGTTGTGCATAAAACATTTACTCCTAAGATAAATGAAAGGGTAATCTACCCACAGCACACACATGATGGAGTGTTACGTAAGTTAGGTATAGATAAAAATGGCAAGCAAGCCAGACTGTCTGATGAGGAGTATAATATATTTAAAGATTGTACTGCTTCAGAGATTGTACGAACTGCAAAGGAAGAATTTAATTTAAGTTCTCGACAGCAGATAGGTACATACTTACAGGAGTTTGGTTGGAAGCCTAAAGTATTTACACCTACAGGGCAGCCGAAGGTTGACGAGAAGATACTAGCTACTGTTACGGACATACCCGAAGCAGCAATGATAGCTAACTATTTAATGTTACAGAAACGGATAGCGCAAGTACAGTCGTGGTTATCTTTTTTAGATGGTGACAGAGTGCATGGCTCAGTTATATCTAATGGTACTATCACTGGCAGAATGTCGCACCGTGACCCTAACATGGCTCAGATACCTAGCCTATCATCTCCCTACGGTAAGGAGTGTAGAGCTTGCTGGACAGTTCCTAGGGGCTATAAGTTAGTAGGTGTGGATGCTAGTGGTCTTGAGCTACGGATGCTTGCACACTATCTTAATGACAAGGAGTTTATAAATGACATACTCAACGGAGACATACACACAGCTAATCAAGCAAGGGCGGGATTGCAATCAAGATCTCAGGCTAAAACTTTCATCTATGCATTCTTGTACGGAGCAGGAGATGCAAAGATTGGACAAGTGGTTGGAGGAAACAAAGCTCAAGGTAAACGAGTTAAGCAATCTTTTCTCAATAATTTCCCATCACTTAAGTCTTTTAGAAATAGAGTTAAGAGAGAAGCAGATCAAAGAGGTTACATCAAAGCTCTAGATGGACGTAAAGTATTTATACGCAGCTCACATGCTGCATTAAATTCTTTACTGCAAAGTGCTGGAGCTATCGTTATGAAGAGAGCTTTGGTTATACTTAATAATAAATTACTTTCGAGCGACATTGATGCTCACGTTGTAGCAAATGTGCATGACGAGTGGCAGATAGAAACTTGGGAGAATGATGTAGATAGACTAGGTTCTATGGCGGTTGACTCCATCGTGGAAGCTGGTGTATATTATAAACTAAAGTGTCCGATGGATGCTGAATATAAAATAGGAGATAACTGGAGTGACACACACTAACGTAATAGCAATGACTAGAAAAGAAAGGTATGCTCTTGTTGAGTCTAATCCGCAGAGTAAAGATTATAAATTATCTATACTAAGAGCTGCTAAAAGACGAGCAAGAAAAAGAAACATATTCTTTGACTTAACTGTTGATGATATACATGTAGGTACACATTGCCCTATACTAGGTACTATGCTTGAGGTCGGGTCAGACAACTGGCAGAACTCTCCAAGCCTAGACAGGATTGATAACAACAGAGGGTATGAACCTGACAATGTTATGGTAGTATCTATGATGGCTAACTCAATTAAGAACCAAGCTACACCTACACAAATAAGAAAGGTTGCAGACTTCTATGAAAAACTCTACGCAGAAAAACTTATCAACATTAGTTAATGATATATATGATACTGTATCTGATTTAAATATAGGAGAAAAACAAATACCTGATGAGCTGTTAGCTGATGTTACAGCAGGTATAGGTAATGCTATAATTGAATGGGCAACTCCGAGGGATAGAAGCAATTCTGTCCTTCGGATGTCGAGCATTGGTAAACCTTCAAGACAGTTATACTACGCAGATAAGTATAAAGAAAGTTTTCCGCCTGACGCAGCTACTTTAATTAAGTTTTTGTATGGTCACATACTTGAGGAGCTGCTTTTATTTTTAGTTAAACTAGCAGGTCACGAAGTTACTGACCAACAAAAAGAAGTTAATGTTAAAAACATCAAAGGTCATATGGACTGTAAGATTGATGGCGAGGTTATAGATGTTAAGAGTGCTTCTGGCTTTTCATTTAAGAAGTTTCAGCACGGCACTCTTAGAGAGAATGATCCCTTTGGTTACATGTATCAGCTTGCTGGTTATGAGAAAGCAGAAGGTACGAATGAAGGTGGCTTCTTAGCCATTAACAAAGAGTCTGGAGAGGTTGCTTTGTACCAGCCAGAAGAACTAGATAAACCTAATGTCGAAGCTAGAATAGACGATTTAATAGAGATGTTTAGTATACAGGAGCTTCCTGACAAATGTTATCAGCCTATACCAGCAGGTACTAAAGGCAACATGAAGCTACCTATGGGCTGCGTGTACTGCTCACACAAAATAGAATGTCATAGTGATACTAATAATGGTAAGGGCTTACGTATGTTTAAATATGCTAAGGGTATAGAGTATCTTACTAGCGTTAGGTCTTTACCTAGAGTAGAAGAAATAATATGAGAAAGAAAACATTAAAACAAATTGATGCTAAAGTAGATAGTTTACTGGTTGAGTGGGTTAAGAGCTTGTTGAGTGACGAGGAGCAAGAACAAGTTACTCTTGAAAATTATAAAACTTTATTACCTAAAGAAGAATACATATTAGCTAGAGGTACAAACTACTTATCATTTTATACTTGCCGATGGGCTAGGCAAAATATAAAAAAATTAATTCGTAAAGGCGTAGACTTAGACAGTATAACTATTGGAGATTTAGAATGGATGCTGAAAAAGACAAGCACGAACCGTCAGTTGAACAGCTTCTAATTATTATGGCTTGCACGTTACAGTTACGTGGTGGTGATTTAGAACTTGAAGAATTAATATTTCTTAAACAAGCAATAGATAAAGGAATAGAAAGCCACAGAAAGGAGATACATTGAAAAGAAAACCACGTAAGAAAAGACCTAAGCATATAAAAATAGATGGGTACGATAGTATATGGGAATACATACTACACGATACCTTACTCAAAGAATGGGAGCATCACTCAGAAAAAGTAGAGTACACTGTTAAACATACCTACGAACCAGACTTTAGAAGGACTTTACAAAACAAGACAATTCTGTTAGAATCTAAGGGTAGATTTTGGGATCACGCTGAGTACTCTAAGTACATATGGATACGTGAAAACCTACCAAAGAATACCGAGTTAGTATTTTTATTTGCTAACCCCTCCGCACCAATGCCTAATGCTAAAGTAAGAAAGGATGGAACTAAACGCAGCCACGGTGAGTGGGCTAGTGTCAACGGGTTTACTTGGTATTCAGAAGATACCTTACCTGACAAGTGGGTTAATATGAAAGCAAGAGAAACAGAAGAATTTTTATTAAGAAAACGTGCAACAGAAGAAGCAAGCAAGGAAGAAACTAATGTCGAGATTTAAACAATATGATTTACCAATACAGGCTATATTAGAAAAAGATAGGGAAGATGTAGTAAACAATCCTATCCATTATAATAAAGGTAAAGTTGAGTGTATCGAAGCTATCGAAGCTATGCTAACTAAAGAAGAATACCTTGGGTATCTTAGGGGTAATGGCTTTAAATATCGCTGGCGTTTTAGATACAAAGGTAATCCCTTAGAAGATTTAAATAAAGCAGAATGGTATGATACTAGAGCTAAACAATTTGTTATAGACAATCCTGAGTTGACGGAGAAATCAAATGACGATGGAAAGAAAAGCTGAGCGAACCGCTAAGTTTAATAAAAATAAAAAATCAAAAACTAAACAGAAATCTAAACGATACAAAAAAGAAAAAAAGGAATACACGAATGACTTTGAAAACTCAAGAGTATCTTGGGATACAGATAGATTATGATAAAGAAAAAGAACTTAGTCAATTTTCATTAGACACATTAAAAGATAGATACTATTGGGAGGAAGAAGATCATGCTCAACAAGCTTTTGCTAGGGCTGCAATATTTGGGTCAACGTACAAAGGACACACTGATTACGGTCTTGCACAAAGACTTTATAACTACGCAAGTTCTTGCTGGTTTATGTTTAGTACCCCTATACTTAGTAACGGGGGAACCTCTCGCGGTCTCCCCATTAGCTGTTTTCTTAATTTTGTCCCTGATTCCCGTCATGGGTTATCTGATCACTATGATGAAAACATATGGTTGGCATCAGCAGGTGGAGGTGTCGGTGGATATTGGGGTGCTGTTCGGAGTAACGGTACTAGCACTACTAACGGTAGCAAATCTACTGGCTCTATCCCTTTTATGCATGTCGTAGATTCACAGATGCTAGCCTTTAATCAGGGCGTTACAAGGCGTGGTAGCTATGCAGCCTACATGGATGTAAGCCATCCTGAGATTGAGGAGTTTATAGCCATGCGTAAGACTACAGGAGGAGACTTAAACCGTAAGTGCTTGAACCTACACAACGCAGTAAACATAACCAATGAGTTTTTAGATGCGGTACGAGATGATTTATCTTGGAGATTGATTGATCCAAAAACCAAGACAGCCGTAAAAAATGTAAGTGCTAGAGACTTATGGTGGCAGATAATACATACACGCTCTGAGACAGGTGAGCCATACATAGTTAATCTAGATAACTGCAATGACGCACTACCCAAAGAACAAAAAGACTTAGGCTTAGAGATACGCCAGAGTAACCTATGCTCAGAAATTACTTTACCTACTAACGAAGAACGTACAGCGGTCTGCTGTTTGTCTAGTGTTAACCTAGAAAAGTTTGATGAGTGGTCTACCGACAGTTTGTTTATTGATGACCTTGTTACTATGCTTGATAATGTAATAGAACATTTCATTGAGAACGCAGTAGACACAGACGAGCTAGGAACATACAGAGCTAACGCAGACAGATTTAAAAATCATATTAAGGAGGGAATGAATGGATATAAAAAATCAACTTACTCGGCTTATCGAGAGAGGAGTATCGGGCTGGGAGCGATGGGTTTCCATAGTTACCTCCAAAGCAAAGGAATCCCTTTTGAAGGTATGTACGCGAGTTCGTTTAACAACAGAGCGTTTAACCTTATCAAAACTAAAGCAGTTGACGCAAGTAAAAGACTTGCTGAAGAAAGGGGCGAAGCACCTGATATGGCTGGTAGCGGATTACGTAATGCTCATCTCTTGGCTGTTGCTCCTAACGCTTCTAGTTCCATTATATGTAATGGTACAAGCCCTAGTATTGAGCCTTCAAGGGCTAATGTGTATACTCACAAAACGCTAACAGGATCTTACCGCGTACAAAATAAGTACCTTGAGAAACTTTTAGAAAGTAAAAATAAAAATACAGATAAAGTATGGAAGGATATATCAGCACATGAGGGGTCAGTGCAGCACCTAGACTTTTTAACTGATGAAGAAAAAGAAGTATTTAAAACTGCACCAGAAATAAATCAGATATGGATAATAGAACACGCACACCACAGACAAAACTATATATGTCAAAGCCAAAGCGTAAACTTATTCTTTGCTCCACCTAAAGCTACTGAGCCACAGGAAGTACACGATGCTTTTCTACAGTATGTTAATGATGTTCATTGGGCAGGAGCTAAAAACTTAAAGTCTCTGTACTACTTGCGGTCTGACGCTGCAAGAAATGCAGAAAATGTAAACATAAAAATACCACGCATAGACTTAGAAAATGTCGAATGTCTAGCGTGTGAGGGATAACAATGAGCCTACTTAATACCAGAGATTACTACAAACCTTTTGACCATCCTTGGATGTTTGATTACTACGTACAGCAGAATCAGATGCATTGGTTTCCAGAGGATGTACCACTACACAATGACGTTAAAGATTGGCAAGACCTTAACGACACAGAACGCAGCTTGCTCACACAGATATTTAGATTGTTTACTCAGTCGGATGTAGATGTAGGGTCAGGCTATGTAGATAAGTACATGCGTATCTTTAAAAAACCAGAAGCTCGTATGATGATGGGGTCTTTTGCTAACATGGAAAGCATACACCAACATGCATACAGCTTACTGTTAGACACGGTAGGTATGCCTGAGACAGAGTACAAAGCGTTTGCAGAGTACGAAGCTATGGCAGACAAACATGAATACATAAACAATATAAAGGTTACTGTTAAAGATAAAGAAAGTATTGCTAAAGCGTTGGCTGTGTACAGTGGATTTACCGAGGGGCTGCAGTTATTTAGTAGCTTTATAATACTTTTAAACTTTCCAAGATTCGGAAAGATGAAAGGTATGGGTCAGATAATCACATACTCTATACGGGATGAGTCCTTACACGTAGAGGCTATGACAAAATTGTTTCGTGAGTTTATACAAGAGAACATAAACCTGTGGACTGATGACTTTAAGAAAGAAATTTATCAGGCTTGTAGAGATATGGTAGACCTAGAGGATAGATTCTTAGACTTGGTGTTTGAGGTAGGAGAGATAGAAGGATTAACTAAAGAAGAAATGCAGCAGTACATTAGATACATTGCAGACCGCAGACTACTACAGCTAGGATTAAAACCTAACTATGATGTACACGATAATCCTTTAACTTGGCTTGATGATGTGCTAGGCGTAGAACACCAGAACTTTTTTGAGGGTCGCTCTACTTCTTACATGAAGGCAGGGCTACGAGGCGACTTAGAAAAGGTGAAGTTTGTATGAATAAAAAAGAAGGAAACATAATATCGTTCAGAGTTTTTATAGATTCAAAAGGTAACTTAGTTACGGAGTTTAAGAAACTTCCTGAAAAAGAAATCAATAATATATTTGACGAGCATGACTCGCCTTTAGTATCAAAGATAATTAACGAGCTAAACCCCAAACTAGAGGGGCTTCACTCGCATCTAGAAAAAGAGTTAGGGGTTCTACGTTAGCGCATGTTTATGTACATCGTAACTTCAAAGCCATATCTCATATCTATGTATGTTGGTTTTTCCCATATCATTGTAAATATCTCCTTTTAACTTACTGCTTTAATACCTAATCGTCTATTCAGCACCATTTGTTCTGATGTGCTTAAAACAAAATTAGAATGTTTACATATCTGCTCTATCAATAATTTTTTTAAAGCATCGTCTTTTCTGTTGCTCTCAGCACAACCGTATATCTCAGAGAACATCGTGCCTAAATGTTGTAGGGCATCGGTGTTTACTCTGATTGTGGCTGCTTCTGGAGACTCTGTTTGAAAATTAAAAAACTCATCCATTTCATTATGCCTCTAAGTCAGTTGTAAAAACTTGAAGTGGTTGCTCCTTACCTTTAACTGTAATCTCATTCATCTTTGTTAAATTGTATTTACTTTTACCTGCTGTAGATTCACCTATTAATATATCTACCTGTTGTTCTTTAGTAGCAGATTCTAAACGGGCTGCTGTATTTACAGCGTCACCTATAGCTGTATAGTCAAACCTTGAATCACTTCCCATATTACCTATGACAGCTTCTCCTGAGTTTATACCTATACCTATAGCAATCTTCGGTAACCCTTCTTTAACAAGCTTGTCATTCAACAAGTCCATATTAATTAGTATTTGATTAGCACAGTTAATAGCTCTGTATTCGTGGTTATCTTGGTCAAGTGGCGCATTAAAGATAGCCATCATAGCGTCACCAATATACTTATCTACCATCCCACCATACTTCTGTACCGCAGTTTGCTGTGCCGTTAAAGCTTTGTTCATAATATAAGTTACTTTTTCAGGCGGTAAAGTCTCGGACATACTCGTAAACCCTCTAACATCCGTAAATAAAAAGGTAGCGTATCTCTTTTCTCCACCTAATCTAAGCAAGCTTGGGTCTTTTTGTAGCTGTTTAACCTGTCTAGGGTCTAGATAATGCTCAAATTGTTTCTTTATTTGTTGCCTAAGCCTATGTTGGGTACGGTAATTTAAAAAGTAGGCCACCGTAGAGGCCAAAATCTGGGTGATTAATGCCCAAGTTGTATCTATTAGCAGCCCATTCTTAACAAATAGTATTTCTGTTGCTGCTGTACCACCAAAAATTACCAGTAAAGAAAGCACTCCTCCGACCACACCTAAGCCACTGACTAACATCCACACCAGAGTCACTGTAGTGATGTATATGAGGAGTTCTAGCAACAATGCATAGTTGGGTACATGTGGACTGTTCTCTATCAACATGGACTCTGCTAGGGCTGCTTGAATGTATTGAGGTTCTAGAAGTCCTATGGGCGTTGCTACCTGTGGCATTACTCCATCGGCTGTAACACCTACAAAAACAAACCTACCTTCTATGTCGTAAGAATCGTACATCTCATCTATCAAAGAAACCTCGTAAGTCTTTACCCAAGATACCCACTTCCTACCTAACGAGTCTACTTTAACAGGCGGTATACCTTGTACTGTAACTTCTTCTAACCCATTCTGACCAGTTGTTATTATATATGTCTGTGCATCTGCCAGTACCTTTAGTACCTGTGTACCAAAAGAAGCCAGCCAACCGTCAGGAGTCTTGTATAGTAGCGGTACTCTGCGTACTAAGTTGTCTACCTCTACAGGAGCTGTTGCTATACCCTGCTCAGTCCAATCCGAGTCCTTTAGTATATCTATGTTTTGAGCTACACCGTTTGATAAGTAACCGCCTTCTCCCTCACCACGTATAACAGTTCCTACGGTTTCGGGGTACTCTCCACTGTTGTTACCAAACAAGGCTAACACTGTAGATGTGTGGCTTAGAGACTTAGCAAAGGCTTCATCTCCTCCGAGCCTGTCTGGATGTGGAAAGGACATAACCCATCCTACTCCTGTAGCACCTCTACGCAATAAGCTGTTGTTTATCTCTGCTAGTCTAGCGCGAGGTAGTGGATACCCACCCTCTCTGTCTATATCTTCTGCTGTAATGTTTAGTATTGCAAAGTAACCAGACTCCTCTGGTGTCTCTACAAGCCTATCAAATGTTCTCATCTTTAGAACTTGATAAGCTGTAGGCTGTAGCAGTAGGGGAAGTATAAGTAAACTTATTAAAATAAAACCGTATAAATTTTTCATTAAGATCCTTGTAGTATTCTTATTGTTGAATCTGAGCCACCATTAATCTTGACAATCTTCTCGACACCTTCTTGCATAAGGACTACGGTATACGCATTACTTCCATCTACGTCTAACCTAACTTTGTGTCCTACGAATCTTTGCAGCGTAACTATCTGCCCATTTACTAGCGTAGTAATCTGTGTATCTTTATCCTGACCTAGTGCTGTACCTGTAATCTGCATCGTACTAGATTGTTTCAATTTATCTTCTTCTTCGGCAACTGCAAGAGCATCTAGCACATTTAACAGATCTTCCAAGAAGTTAACATCAAGATAATTAATATCTAATTCAGTAAATTCAAACTCTGAGGACTCGTCAAGGAAATCATCCGCTAAAAAGTCCACATCTAACCCTGAAAAATCTAAGTAAGGATTGCTTTCTGCTACAGTTTCTACCTCCTCGGCACGTTCGGCTCTTTTAGGAGGAGTTACAATCAACATGTTATCAATTAAATCTAATGTTAAATTTAATATAGCAGGTTTAGTCGGGGCATTTACAAACAACGAAGCTGTAGTAGCTTGATAAGGTTTGTTTAAGGTTACGCTACCAGCTGCTGTCGAAACTACAATCTCTCCAGACGACAAACCGTTAGCATCAGGCAGTAAAATAATTAAACTTTTACCAAGCTCATCTACTGTACATGTAAAGTCTGTACCTAGTATTGCAATGTTTGCTGTAGGTGTAGATAAGTTAATATTCTTTTTATCTATTTTACCTAGCTTACCTGTAAGAAACCTAGCCGTACCTCTAGCAAATTTCAGAGTCATCTTAGATTTGCTAGGGTTTGGATTGTAAATGTACTCATTAATTAGTAACTTGCTATGCTCAGTAAGTCTTACTTTACTGTCATCTTCAAAAGTTATAGCCATCCTACCTCTAGAAGTTTCTACATTATCTAAAGATTGTATGCCTAAGTTAAGCTCTGCTCCTAACTCTTTGTCTCTGATTATCCTACCACGACCGTTAAGCTCTGATATAGCTCCTATGTCAGCAGCCCACAGCGGTTCCTTGATCGTCTTGCTCAACACAAACAGAACCATTAGAGCCATCAGAAGTAATTTTGAGCCAATCGTTATTTTGTGTACTTGTTTGTGAAACACTGAATGTCCTTGAACCTCCTGTATGATCTAACCAAAAATAACCGCCAGAACTAGCATTAACTCCTGTACCTGTATAGGTTACAGTATTGTCGCTGCCGTCAATATCCATGTAGTTAGTTGCTTGATCAATGTTTATGCTAGATGTAATTGTGTTATTACTTCCCTGTATTATCCAATCTAAATCAAGAGTACTTGCTGCTGCGCTAGTTGCTTGATTTAGCGTCATGGTATTGCTACTACCCGTTACATTTACATTTACGTTAGAACTGTCTGCCCCATACGTATTGCTTGTATCAGTTGAAACTGTCATATCATTTGAATCACCTGTAAACTGAAAAAATCCAGTGTACTCTCCTTTCCAAAGGTTGCTTGAACCTATTTGATTTATATCTAGAGTATTTGTTGTACCTATGAAGTCAAAATCTGTAAGCGTACCTGCTACAGAACCAACACCACCTATCAGGTTAGAACCGCCCTGTTGTTCTAGGTCAATACTTGCAGTCGCTCCTGATTGATCCATATATATCTCGTTATCAGCTAAAACAAAATGCATAACAGAAAAAAATAATATAAACGCTTTAATCATTTTTTATCTCCCAGTATTTTTTGCTTATCCCTTCGTTAATAGTTTGTAGTACTGCTGTCTCTATTGCTGCTTGAAGGGCAATGTTTATCGATTCATTCTGCACCGAACCATTTTCAATTTCTATTAGTTCAGTTCCTTGAGCTACAAATTTAAAAACATCTTGGTTGTATCCTACACTTAGGACACTCTTAGTTACTAAAGTTTCTATTAGTACCCTACCAGTAAGTACAGAAACTGTTCTTAATGATACAGTAATAATATCTTGTCTGTATTTTCTGGAAGCTCCGATACCTAAGTACCTTGCTCCAGAACCTCCAGAAAGCACATTACTTTCGTAACCTACGACACTTCCCTCCATAAGCAACCCTGCAAAAAGTAAAGGCTTTAACTTTTGCTTCTCATCAAAGTCTGCTCTAGCTGACCTGATAAGCTGCCTTTCCTTTGCAAGATGCTCTAGCCCTACTCTATCGACTACATCGAAGAACCCACGCTTCTCAGAACCTGCGTGGTGTAACGCTCGTATAAGATACGCTACAGGCTTTTGAGTTACGGCAGTACTGAAGCTTGCATACTCCCCGTTGCTTCTTCTCTGCCCCGTGTCATCTAAGAAAGCTCCTGCATACACCGCAACTACGGGTTTTTTAATCGGTGCATTTACTCTTGCAAGTTCTTTTATAAGAAGCTTTCGTATAACTGGTTGTTCTATTTTGGGAGATATATGTCCTTTTATTCCTCCTGTATTTGCACAACTAGAAAGTAAAGCTGCCAATAGGAACAGTAATAGTAGTTTCACCACCTTCCGTGTCTGTAATTTTAAGTGAAACAAAACTTCCATCTGTACTATAATCCACCTTATTACCTTCTAATGTAAAGCTTCCGCTTTCTGATTTAGTTTCTCCAAACATATTGTCTACTAGCTGCCTAGATAACTCTGCATATATGCGACTTTCTAAGTTACGAATAAACCTAGCAAGCGTTGTGTTATTTTGGTCACGTAATAGTTCTTCTTTATACGCTTGAATTTCTTCTTTAATTTTTTCTTCACGACTGTGTTCTTGGTTTTCTATAGTAAGGTAGTGCGCTGACGTACCGTTACCAGAAAAACTAGGACTCTTAAATTTAAATAACATCTCATCAGCAGAAATGACATTTAAAAATAAACTACATACAACACTAAGTAGTAGTTTCATCGTTGTTTTTGCTTTCAACTTCACGTAACTCTATAACCGTATCTAGTTTTTGTTGCAGCCGTATAATGTCATTGTCCAACATCCTTATGCGATCTATCAAGCCGACTAGAGTTCCCATTGTCTCTCCTAGCTTGGCTTTTATTTGTTTGGTTATAAACTCCCATATGAAGTAAATCATGTACAGCAAACCTACCGTAGCTACAATAGGAAAACCATACTCTCCAATAATCTGTGCTACGTTCACTAATCTCTCCTCGCATCTTCTTTTCCATTAGCTCTAGATATTCTATCTAAGTCTGGTCGTATACCTAGAACTGTACACATAGTACAATCTATCCTAACCATATCGTGATTCATTGTTTTAACTCTGTTGTCAAGATTAAACACAATATTATGTATTGCATTTACTTCTCCAATAACAGACTGTAGTATGTACTTTATGGTAAGAAAAATAAAAAAGCCACCTATAAGTGACATTGCAATGGGAAACCCTACCTCAGCTATTAGTGTAAATACATCGTTCATTTTGATCTGTCTTTAATAACCTCTCTAAGTATCACCACAAGAAAAATTACAAATGTTACTTGAATTAAACTCATTACCATTTCACTTTGTCTGCCCAATAAGCTGCACTCATTTTACCCTTAGCAATGTTTTTACCATGCCGAGCTTTAAATGATTTACGTCTCATCTTCTGTGTACGTGACTCACCAGCTTTAGGTTTACCAGCAGTCTTAACTCCCTGCTGACCAAAGCGTATAGTCTTAACCTTATCACCTTGCTTAGCTACAACTACGTGCGACTTAGTTGGATGCTTAGGAGTTCGTTTAGGTTTGTTGTATCCGCTAACACCTGCTCTTTTTAAGCGCGAGTCCTTAGCTTTACCACCTTTCTTGTATTCTTCTCGCATCATTTTTTACGATACCTCCTAGTTTTCTTAGCTATCTTTTTAGGTTGTTTACTGTGTTGCTTACCTTTCTTAGTATCTTCACGTTTCTTTTTAGTAGTTGCAGCATACTCCTTACTCGACAAAGCTTTGATGGCTTTTGTAGGCTTGAGGGACTTCTGAGGTTTTTTAAGAGCCACGAGCTTTCTTCTGTGCTTTCTTAGATAATTCTTTTAAATGGTATAACCGTTGACTAGTTTTACCGTGGGTCTTACCTGTATGCAGTTGACCATTAGGCATCTTGTGTGTGTTACCTTTCCACTCTGTTCCATCTCGTTTGTAGTGTTTAACACCTTTCATTATTTGTAACCTCCACCAGCAGCTTTGTATTCTTTAGCAAGCATCTGAGCTTTTCTTGCAGACCACTGACCTGCCTTACCACCCTTAGTGCCTGCTTTAATTTTATTAAACAATCGCTTACGCATAGCAGGTTTAGTGTAGTTACCTGCTTCATTTACTTTAGACTTAGACTTAGTTTTTTTCTTTGTAGCCATTACTTGTTCCTTGTCATTGCAGCACTACCGAAGTAGAAGCCTATGATGTTCATTATAGATACTGGTAACCACTCTGGAGTTACCCAACCTTCTAGGGTAAGATACTCTGTAACAGTGTGGGTACTGTCAAAGATACCGAATAAGAACTTACTACCGTGTGTAACTTCTACTGGTATGTTGGTGACTTGGTTTAAAAGAGGAGCCATAAAAACAATACCGATGCCAGCTAACATTGCAGTAACCACAATAAATCTACGTATCCAAGCAGCGTTAGGATTCTGGTACGCTCTTGCGCTGTCTACACTTTCCTGAACTTGTTGATTAGCTTGTAGCATCATCTTGTGTTGCTCTGCTTTGTCTGCTTGAGACTGTGACCACATCTTCATAACCCCACCTAAAGCGGTAGAGCCTAGCATTGATATTGCTTCTACTGGTAATCCAAACATTTTATTACTCCTTTACAGGCTCAGGGTATCCTGATGTATTAAAAATATGATCTTTAAACCTGTATGTGTTTATATTTTGCGATGCATCTTCAGGAGCATCAAACCTTCTAAAACCTGTAATATTCATTAATTTAGAAATATCTTCTTCGGGTATACTATTATCTATTAAATATTGTTTATAATTATTATCGTCTGCTGCAGTAAGCCAAGTTTCTTTCATCCTATTTATTTTTTCTTTAGAAATTTGATTATTGATTCGCCCATCACTTACAGGAGAGTATTGTTTATCAGCATTAATTATACTAATATAGTCAGGAAGATCATTAGGTTTTAAATTGTAAGTGTAGTTTGGTTGTTTAAAATCATTTAAAACTTTATGTCTATTACGTATTGTCCTAGCTACTAAAACTTGACCCATTTCTGTTTGATTTTCTGCTTCTGCATTTATTAATTTAGCTATTATATCTAGTACAGGATTTTGTTTTTCTAAATTTAAAGCTTCAGGTTTAAGTTCAGGTTTCATATCTCCTGTACCAAATGTTTCTACAGAAACTTTTTTAGGTTCTTTAGATTTAAAATAATCTTGTACTTGTTGTGCTTTTTTATAATTGTTTGTAGCAAACCAAGCTGCTTGTTTTTCATTATCAAATTCTATAAACTCTCCTGTTTGTATAGCTCTTTCAAAAGCAGCTTTACCTGTTAATTTTTCAAGCTCATTAGTTTCAGGGTTTACAAAAATTGTAGGGTACGCAAAGTTACCTCTGTTTGCCATGCGGTGAGTTTCTCTACCTTCTTTTGTTTCAATAGCCTTTGTGTAGTTTGGATTGTTACTATCAACCATTCTATTTATAAAAGGAATATTTTTATTTGTTTCTATAATTTCTGTAGCAAATTTCTTATCTATTTTATTTTGTATTTCTTTAGACATTTGTAAATTTTTACCATCATAGTCAGCACTAAATCTACCACCTTGTTGCTTAACACTTATGTCTGGAGAACTTTTTACAGGAGTTGGTCTAGGTTTTATATCTACCGTTCTTACTGAAACAGGTGTTTTTGGTGTACGTTTAAATATGTTTTTTATTGCATCAACAATTTTACCGCCGTTAAATTCTTTTACTCTACCACCATACCCAAAACCTAACCTAGCAAGAGGGTCAACAGCACCGCCACCCATAAACCCTAAACGTCTCAGAGGGTCATCAGCATCCATGTAAGCAGTTCCAGCTTGCATGTTGTAGGGTAGTCCTGTAAACTTATCTATACGCTCGTCAGGCTCAGCAGGAGCGTTTGGTACTTCTACCTTACCACCTGTATTTTTAAAAACTCTGTAATCTTCTAATAAACCTGTGTTAGGGTTTAACATCTTTTCTTTAACTCTGTCGTAAGTACTTTCTTGAAAATAATAAAGAGTAGGCTTACCTTTTTTTATATCTTTAATTTCACCCTTAACAATACTTACCATTTCATCACTTGAAGTTAAAGGACTTAAATTAGTATTTCTTATACGGTCTGTATAAGATTCTATTATTCTAAAAACTTCGTGGTTTTCTCCATACATTTCTTTAGCTGCTTCTAATTTTTTATCATCTAAAGTTGCAGGACTAAACCTACCATCCATTAAAGTAAGTAATTGTTTTTTTGATATTTTAGAGTCTCTTTCTTCTAAAACATCTATAATTTTATATTTATTATATGTAGGTAATTGTTGAAAAGCTTCTAGTTGCCTGTGAAACATTTGATCAAATTCAAATTTAGATGCTTGTCTTTTTATATAAGCTTCACCAAATCTTTTAGCTTCTGCATCAATTTGTTTTTGACTTACAATTTTTCTTTTTGTAGTAGGTAAATTAAAATTTACAGCACTAGAATACTCTCCAGCTTTTCTTTGAAGTATTGCAGCAAAATCTATTTCTTTAACAGAAACGCCACTTAAAAATTCACCTAATTTAAATCTTGCTTTTTTAACTTCTCCTGTTGTTGGGTTAGGAGTTCCTTGAACAGCCCTTGACATATCTCTTATGTCACTAAAAATTCCCGGCCCTGCTGCGTAAGCTAAAAATTTCATAGCATCTACTAAAGTTGTATCAATAGTACGATCTTCTAACTCACGAAAAACTGATCTTCCATCAGGGGTTACACCTTTTTTATTTTGATAAGCATAAGTAAAATCTTTATAAAATTTTAAACCTATAGATTCTTCGTGAGCAAACCTGAGTCCTTCAGATACAGCATTAATAATAGCATCTTGTGTTTGTTGTCTAGAAGAATCTCCATTAAATTTTCCTTCGTGATAAGCTGCTAATACTGCATGAGCTGTTCCAGAAAAATAATCATAAGGATTTAAATAAGTAGGATCTATATAATAAAAAGTATCACCATATCTACCAATTATTTTGTTACGTCTTTTAGACCACGGAGCTTCTAGTATTGTTTGCATTGCTTCGTTTTGTTCTGCAGTTACATTCATTTGTGTATAACCATAAGCAGAAGAACCTACCCAACCTCCTTTAACAAGACTAAAACCGCTTAGCCTAGCAAGACCTCTTTTCATAAGTACAGGATTACCACTTGCCATTTCATTTACAGAACGCTTTAATATATTTGCAGATGTTCTAATAATTTCTGGAGTGTAACTTACGAAGTTTCCAAAAGGCAAATAAGCTAATGATTTAAACCCAGCTGGAACTCCAGCGTCATAGTTAGGTAATTGATCTCTTACAATTTGAGATGCTTCATCCATTAATTCTTTTAATAAAACATTAGGTTTTGCTTTTTGTAATGTTTCTAATTCTGAAAACCACATACTCATCTTAAAAAAATTATCAACTTCAGCATAAACTTTTTGAGGCAAATCAAAAGGGTCATTATTAATTTTTTCTGATAATTTAGTATCTTTTGAAACCCATTTAGTATCAATTTGATTACCTTTTAAATCAATACCAGATCTGTTTATTAAGTTTTGAACTTTTTCTGTAAACCACATAGTAAATTCTGGCATGGTTTTACCATCAGCACCGCGCATTAAAGTTTCCCAATCACCTTGAGCTAAGTTAGTGTTGTTAATTCCTTGTTTTTGAAAGTAAGTATATATAGTATTAAAATCTTCACTACGCATAGTGCTTAATTGATTTTTAACTACAGCACCTGCAATCCTTCCATTTTTAAAAGGAATCCAACCATTAGCAGTTACCATTTGTGCACCACCACCAAAGTTTCTCATTTGTGTTGTAGGATCAAAAACAGTTTTGTTTTTTTGAGTAATAGTTTTTGTGTATCTCCAAGCAGCTACAAAAGAATTTTCATGTAAAAATCTTGAAAACAAAGCTGTGTTATGCATACCTTCTAAAGACTTTGCTAATTCTGGAGTAGTATAATAACCTTCATCAAGAATACTACCTGTATTTGTAATAGGCGTTTCAAATCCTTTAGGGGCAGAATCTTTATCACGAAAAATATATTTAGGCTGTGTATAATAATGATCTATGTCTCTAATTAATTTTTCTTGTTGTATAAAAGGAGCTTTGTCTATTATTTTTTCATACTCTACTTCTGTTAAAGTTCTAAGTAATCTATCATTAACAACAATTTCCATGTCTTTAGGATACACATATTCTTCTTTAACAGCACCAGTTTCGTCTTTAATTTTTACTTTATACTTACCTGCGTTTTTGCCTTTTTTTATTTTGCCTAATACTTCACCAACACTAGTATAGTCACCAAAATCTATAACAGCATAAGCATCTTTAAAAACATCTTCGGGTTTTATTTTACTTGTACCTGCTGGAAAAGCAGCTTCTCCTACAAAAGAAGGATCAATAGGTCTACCTTTATATGTAACCTCTATCATTTTTTCAGCGTCTACAGTTGCTTTTACAGTATCTCTAACAATATTAGTAGCTTCATCCCATAAAGCAGGATATCTAGGTCTACCTCCAGAACCTAAATCTGCTACCCCACTAAAAAATCTATTGCTTTCAACTAAATCTACTAGCTTACTAGCAGTTTGTAAAACATTTACAGCAGGAGATTCAATCTCACCCATTAACGCTCTAATTTCAGGAGCTATTATTTGTCTTTCTTTTAAAACAGATTCGTTAACTTTTTGAGAATTGCTAATAGCTTGGTTATATGCTTTTTCATTTTTACCTAAAACTTTGTTTATCTGTATTCTAGCATAACGAGCAGCAGCATCTTTCATTACTTGACTAGTATTTTCATAATCAAGACCTCTACCTTTTGTTCTTAGCCATTCGTTTACAAAATATCTTTCAGCATCTTGTACAACTTTAGTAGGAGGAGTCCAGCTATTTTGTGTATATAATTTATACGAACGATTAACATAACTACCAATATTACTTTGTATTGCTTCTCTCATTAATTCTCTTGAGCTTTCTTTAGCTGCTTGAGTTACATAACTTACTTGATTAAGTTTTAAATATTCGGTTGATAACTCATCAATTAATCTTCGAGATTCTAAAATACTTTCAGAAAGATCTTCTGGTAAATTAAATTTATTACTTAAATATACAACCCTTTCGTCTAAAGGAATTTTTAATTTGTCTAAATTTATTTTAAGAGCTTCGTTAACATTTTCTATTTTAGTTGGTGTCTTTGCTCCTTTAGGAACAACAGATGTACCAGTACTAAGAGAATTATTTATGTGTGAATTAATAAGACTTTCTAATTTTATTGATATATTATATGCTTTATTAGTTCCTGCTCGCACATTTCGTCTACTATTTTGATAAAGATTATCTATATTTTTAGTATAGAATCCATTTCTAGTAAGCCATCTTTGTCTTGTTCTATATAGTAAAGTTGGAGCTGCTTCTAAAACTGATTCATTAGTTGTAAAAGCTTGTTTTTTTATTTGGTTAACAGCTTCTTCTGTATCTTCTTTTATAACTATTGGTATTTCTTTAATAGTATCAACTTCTTTTTTCATTTCTGGTAAAACTTCATCTAAAAGTTTTTCTTCTTCAGCAGTAGTTAAACTGTCTAATGCTTTGTTAAACAGTCTTGTAGAGGTTTGTTTTAAATAAGTAATACTAAACCCTAAACCTTTTAAAAATGTTTGCGCTCCAGTAGCAATCATACCATCTTGCAATAACATTTTGGCTCGTTTTTTTAAATCAGAATCATCTTCATCTGCTGCTAAATAATTAATTAACGGAGCTATTGGATTATCCTTATCAAGATATTCTGACTCTTTTAATTGGGTTGCTATAGTTTCGTCTGGATTAAACAAAATTTGTGCTGCTGGAGTAAAAGCTATTTCACCTCTTATAATATCTTTTATAAAGTTTTTAGCACCTACAGTAAATTTATTTTGTTTTTGAGTTCTGTAATCACCAATAAATTTTTTTGTAGGATCTTTAGAAGTAGACACAACACCTGTTTTATTATCGGGTGTTCTTTTAAAAAGTTTAGTTTTTCCTAATGCTTGATAACCTGCTAAGCCACTTGCAAATAAAGCAGTTAAATCTAAAGCATGACCTTCTAAACTTTCATAAGGTTGTACTACACCAGTTTTTTTATCGACAATTTTTTCTGATTCAACACCAAATTCTTCACCAACTATGTCAGCTACCTTACCAAACAATTTAACTTTAGAAGATTCTAGTGCTTTTGCTTTTTGTCTAGTTTCTGGATTACTAGATAATTCTAAAGCACCTGTAGCTACATCAGTAAGTACATCAGGAAGGCCTGTAAGTGCTTTATAAGTAAATTTAGATACTTCTTTATTACTTAGTGCTTCAAGTTCTGGATCAAGTTCTTTACCTGTTATTTTTCTTTTATAAAGACTACTGAGTATATTTGCTTTACCATAAAAACCAAGCTCAGGTTTTTCTTCTTTTTCTATATAATCAGGAACTTTAGTTTCAATACCTGATGACTGTACTTCAGAACCTTCTACAGGCACACCATAGAAATTTTTAGATATTACATGAGGCGCTGTTTTTTTAAATAATTCAGACATAAATTTTAAATCCTATGGTCTGGGAAATAAAGAAGGAGGATTAAATAATGGATCAGTACGAGCTGGTTGTAGCTTATCTTTTAAAAGACTTTTTAATTCAGGTCTAGCAGTTACTTCTTTTTTAGGAGCAAATTGACTTGTTTTTTCTATACTTTCTTCAAGAAAGTTTTGACGTACAGTTTCAGAAACATCTCCTTGCTCATTCCAATATTGAACAAAAGCAACAGTAGTTTCTTGTAGTTTGCGTTGTGCAGATATTTTGGCATCTTTTTGACTTAAATGTTCAGCTAATAATTTACCTAGTGCTGGAGTCATACCTTCAGGAAGGTTATTTTTATTTGCATTATAAGCTAGTCGTTCTTTTTCGTTAGGTATAATAAGCTTTAAATCTTTTAATTGTAATCTTGTGTCTGGATCTACAAAAAATGCTGAATCATTAATATCCTTTTCTAAGACAGGATATGGTCTGTATGCATCTCTTACTGACTCCTTCATTCCGTTTACCATAGAAGATATAGCAGTTATTGTAGCAGCTCTTTCTTCAGCAGGTTGTTTTCTAAATTCTCCTTGATTTTGTACAGAAATTACATTTATAGCTTGCATCATAAAATCATATTGTTCTATAGTTATATCTCTACTCGATGGAGTTAAAGGATTTCCTGAGCCATCAACTAAATTTTGGTTATCTATTATTTCTGTAAGTTGCGTCATACCTCGGTTGCTTAAATATTTCATTCCTACATGATAAGCATTTGTTGATGGTCTACTTTGAAAATCATTACCCATCAACCTTCCTTCAGCGTCATTTATATTTGTTAAAGGTTCTCTAACTTCGTGACTTTTTTCACCAGCAGCAGTTGTATATGTATATTTTGTTAATTTATACAACCCATTGTCACCACTTTCTATAGTTTCTACTTTTTTACCAGTAGCTCCTAACTCATTAAATTTTTTAATTAAAAAATTTTCTTGGAAAATTTCTTCTTTTTCTAAATTTAAAAGAGCTTGAGCATCTCTTGAAAAAGTACTGTCTATATTTTCTAAAGCTCTTTTAGTTTCTACAATACGCGCAAACCTTTTATCTTTTATAAGATCTTCATCGTTACTAGCTATATTATCTATAGCTCTAGATAACCTTTCGTCATTATCTCCTTTATCAAATATATTTTTAATTTTAGAAGTAATAAACTGTCCGAAATTTTTAGGACTATCCATTCCTGTAAAAGTTAATTTTCTTGTTTCTCCAGTAGGTATATTTGTTTCATAAATATTTTTAAAATTATCGTATTTATTTGCCAATAAAGTAAGGTAACTATTGCCGTTAACATCTTTACTTTCATCCATTGCTTGATAAACCATATTTTTTAAAACGTCTTTATCTAAATCTTTTACTGAAAATCCAAGACCTTCCATACCTTTTATTTTAAGGTCGCTTACTTTACCCTGTCTATTTAATTCTTTAATATATTCTGCTATTCTTTCGTCATTAAAATGTTTTTCAAAAGCTATAAATTCTCTAGAGTGTCCTTTTTCTATACCATCTTTTTCGTGTTTAACCCAACTATTATATTGTTGATCTGTTTTTTCTAAGTTAGTCCTAAATTTTCTTCTATCAGGATTCATAAATTTTTCTGCTGCCCTTTGTTCAAAAGGTTCTTTTAAAAATTTATCAGAAACTCCAGAAAAAAGTGAAGCTCCAGCATCTAAAGTTTCTTTAGCAAAGTAATCTCCAGTTCTTGCAACCATAGATCTTTTAAAAACATCTACTAAGTCATCTTCGCTGTTCTTTCTACGTTTAGTATAAGCATCACCTATTTCAGTTGCTAATAATGAAGGCATTATTCTTCTCCTTTATCTAACAATGATGGCATATTTTCTATGCGTTCTTTCATTGGGTTATCTTCATCATCTTTTGGATTAGTAATTGTTTGTAACTTACTTCTAAATAAATCTTCTTCTTCACCTTCTTCAATAGGTGAATGATATCCTTTTATTATTGCATCATCTTCTGCAACTTCAGGATCTTCATCATCTTCTACAATAGTAGCTACAATACCATGTCGTTCAGCAAAACCAAGTAAAATATAAGCTACAGGTTCTGCTAACATCATCATCATATCAGGATTTATTTCGCCTCTTCTAAAACTATTCATTAATATTAATTGAACTACATCCATTACAGGTACACCTTCTTCAAGTATATCCATAAAATCACCAAATCTTTCTTCGTCAGTTATGTAATCAAAAAAATAATTTATAGCTTCTTCTCTGCTTGTAAATTTTGGTGGCTTTAAATAAGGTGCAGGTGTAGAAGGATCTTCTGTAAGAGACTGACCTGCTATTTTTCTTGTATTGTTAACTGCGTAGTTATCTATATCTTCTATAGTTAATTCCATGAGTGTTAAATCCTATACATATGACGGTGAATTAATATTCATCCACTGATTATAATTAATTGGTTGAAAATTAGAAGTATTAAAAGTTTCCTGAGGGCTATTTATAAAACTATTAAAAAATTGTGTTGGTGTTCCTGCTGTTGCTTTTTGCAAATTTGCATTAAATAAATTTCTAGTAGGTTGAATTTGTAAACTGGTATCTACTGGAGCATCAGTTGTCATGCTTGATCCATATAACTGTTGAGTTAAGGCAGTTCCTCCAGTAGTAGTTAATCCACTTTTAGAAAAAGTATTTGCAAAGCCTTGAGAAGCACCAGCTTTAGCTCTTGCAAGCATTGAGCCAACAGGTTTTGCAGCTCCGATTGTAGGATCTTTAAGTGCTTTAAAATTAGGGGTTGTAATTTTATCGGTCAAAGGATCAACAGTATTTAACAATTCATCTTTAAATAAATTTTCATTGCTTAAAGCTTTAAAATTACCTATAGGTGTATCTCTAAGATTCATAGGATCATCTTTAAAATTCATTCTATCTAAAATTGTAGAATTAGCATCTGGTCGTTGACTAAGTATTGAAGCTTTAAATTGTTCTCTTGCTGAAGAATTATACGCAAGATTTTTAGTAACTGGATCTTCAGCACCTACTGGAGTAAAAGTTCTAAAGTCACTTTTAACTGGGCCTTTCCCAACAGCATCTTTCAAAAAATTTCCAGCATCACCAAGAGCAGCAGAAGTATCTTTTGCAATATTACCGCCATACTTAGATCCTACTTTACCAAGACTATCCCACAAACTTCCTGTGCTTGAAGTGCTAAAAGTAGTACCAAACATTTTATTACTCATGTGAGAACCTACATCTTTTAGAGCACTAAAAGCTCCTTTAGTAACATTTTTAAATACACTTGATCCTATTTTTAAAGGAGCAGCTACTACAGTTTTAATACCTGTTAAAGTACTATAAGCCATCTTAGCAACTATATTGCTGCTTTGACTAAGCCCTTGCATAAATCCTGCACCCATAGTACTCATTGCCCCAAAAGCTGCATTAGCAATTCCTCCTGTAAGCAACATCATTCCTACTTGACCAAAGATACCCATTTTATTAGCAAACTTTCCAATGGCTTTAAAACCTTTCATAATACCTTTGCCAATTTTTTTAAAAACTTTTCCTACACCTTTAAAAGCTTTTTTAATAAACCCAAACATTATATATTCTCCTTACTACTAAAGTCCTATAGTTGTTTCTAATCTAGGAGCTAATACATCCCTAGAATATCTATGTTTTTTATCTGTCATTAACTCAGCATTTCCATAAATAGCAGTTAGTACATTCATTGCTCTTTCTCTTGTAGATTGCTCTGAAGCAGCATCTCTAGCAGCTTGATCTCTTAATTCTTGCCAAAGATAATTTTGTTCTGCCTGAGACATACCAAAAGCAAATTGCGCTGCTTGCTGGTTAGAAGCATTTTGAGCTGCTGTAGCTGCTGTGTTAGCTTGCCTACGCCAATTAATATTAGATTGCTCTACTGCTTGAGCGTTTTGAGCGTTCCATAATTCTGTTTTATAATCTAAATCAGCATCAAATTGTCTAACTTGAGTGATTAATTGTTGATTAAATTGGTCAGCAGCCATAGAGTTTTGAGCGTTTACAGCACTAGCCTTGTTAGATTCTGAAGCATTAAACTGTGACATAGCACTTAACATAGATGAATTTTGTAATTCTATTTGCTGTGCTAGACTAGACATAAACTGATTAGTTTGATTTTCAGAAGTAGCATTAAATTGAGCTGCTGCATTTTTAGCTGCTTGATCTGATAGCATTCGCTGTTGTGCTGATTGCTGATCTAACATAACAGCTTGTTGTGAATTACTTAAATTAGCCATGTCCATTTGTAAAAAGTTTTGAGCATTTGTAATTGCTAATTTAGTTCTTTGATCTGCTGCTGCTAAATCCATACTTGCCATCATCGTAGCATTTTGCATTGCTGATTGTTGATTAGCATTAAAATCTGTTAACGTCATAGACTGCATAAACTTACTGTTAGCTAATTCACTTTGTTGAGCTGCGTTAAATTTAGTCATATCTATTCTAGCAACTGTATTAGCATTTTGTATTGCTGTTTGTTGGTCTACATTTAACTGAGCTAACCCCATCTGTTGTGCTATCTGCGCTTGAAGTTTGTTAGTCTCTAAAGTTCTATTAAGATTTGCTAACTCTGTTTGTTGGGCTGCCGTTAAGTTTTGTGACGATGCCTGATTCAATGCAGTTAAGTTAGCAAGACGCATTTGTTGATCGTTAGAAAGATTTGCTAAATCCATCTGTTGTTTAAAGCCAGCATTTTTAGCTAAGAAATCTGCAGCTGTCTGCATCTCTGCAAGCCTTTCTTGGTTAACAGCAGCTTGGTCAGCTCCAGCAGCTTGTGCTTCTATCTGTAAGTTAGCAAGGTTTACCTGTTGCTCGTTTCCTAAGTTTTGAGCATTACTAGCTTGCTGAGCTTGTAAGTTAAGTGTTGCTGCTTGCTGACGATTTTGCAAGTTTTGCATTGTAGTTTGTTGTTGCTGTTGACCAGAAAGCATTGCAGCATCTTGTGTAAACTGACTCTGCATAACATTCATTTGTTGTGCCATTTGTGCAGTTTGTGATGCGCTAGTTTGTCTATTTGCAAGATTAGCCATGCGTAGTTGCATAGATTGCGTAGCTTGTGTTAGATTAGCTTGTTGTTCATTTGTTAAGTTTTGTGCTGCTCTTTGTTGCAGTGCTTGTGCATTGCTTTGTGCTATAGGCATTGCTGATTGTATAATAGCATTAAATAAAGAGTCTCTACCAACAGTAGAAACACTAAGCCCTCTAGCAGCCATTTGACTTTGTACTGCTGCTACGGCTGGTCTAGCCCACGTAGGAGTTACTCCCTCATCCATACCTGCTAAAAGAGTTTCTATTTGTGATGACACTAAAGCTTCTGTAGGAAGTGCTGCAATAGCTGCTTGTACTTCTACAGGTTGTGTGTCTACTTGTGCTGTAACTGTAGCAGGATTTTCTACGATAGCTGCACTAATGTCTGCTGGTATATTACCAACCTCTGCAACCATAGAGGCTGCTGCACCTTTAGCTTCTGTACCTGTAACAGTTCTGCGTTGTGCTGCTTCGTAACCTGCTGTATTTATTATTTGAGCAGCTTCACCATCAGTTGCAGAAACACCTGTAATAGCTTCTCGTTGCTGTTGTTCTGCAGCTGGAGTTGCAGCTACAGTTATTTGTTGCCCTGTAACTTCATCTACCATAGACCTAGTGTCCATAGTAAAGTCTTGAGCTTGTGCCTGTGCTGCAGTTTCTTGAGCAGTATCACGTTGAGCTGTAGCTACTTTGTTAGCGTCAGTAAACTCTGGCCCTTGTGCTGTAGCTGCTCCTTGAGTTACAGTGCCTTGAGCTGCTTGAGTAGCTGCTAAATCTCCTGCGGTAGCTGCTTCCATTGTTGCAACTTTTATAGGATCTTGTTGAGCTGCTGTAGTTGCTGTACCTTGCGTTGTTTGCACCGTAGGAGCTGCAACAGCTGTAGGAGCTTGAATATTAGCTGGCTTATCCATTTGCTGAACATCAGTAGTTTGAATAGTAGCATCTCCAGAAACTACATTAGCTTTTAGTTTTCCTGCTTCTTTTGCAATTTCTTCTGGTGTTTTTTCTTTGTATTTTTTTACCATTGGTGTGCTTCCTGTGCTTCCTGTGCTTTTTGTGTTTGCTGTTGTTGTAGCATTGGGTATTATTGGCTGTAGTTTTCCCTCTACAAATTTAAAAAGTCCCATTATATTATCCCCATAATAAGAGTAGCCATACTACCCGTTACTGTTACAACCACAAACCATGCTAACTTCTCCCACCTTGCAGCATGAGTTTGAGCTTTCTGATTCAACTCCCGAAGCTCCACAGCAACTTCCGCCCACCGAGCAGCACACTCTTTTTCGTGTTCTGCTATCTTCTCCAAAGCCTCCACAGCACGATTGCTTTCCGCTACCATCAGACTGACTCATTGTTCTTCAAATGTAATTGCATGTCATACTTCCTTTAACTAGTTAATGCTTTTATATTTCCTGCTATAATAAAACAGCAAGTAGTAATGTGTAGTAGTACCCAAGCTGTTCTAACGTAGGCTACCTTGTCAGCTTGTTTAGTATTTTCGAATGCTTTGTTTCCTAAAGCCTTGCACCATATCTTCCACATTAAGTCTCTTCTGCTGCTATTCTTTCTAGAGCTTCTACAGCAGCATTGTTTAGATCCATCAGACTGTCTCATTATCTCTTAAGTAAATGTCGTTAGCTCCTCCAGCTACTCTAGGAGCTTCTGGATGCTGTATACTATTTGCTCCACCACCAACAGGCTGTGAGTCAGTTAGATAGATAGAAGTACTAGCTACCTTAGATACAGGAGGATTGTAAATGTTGTTAGCTCCTCCAGAAATTTTTGGTGAAGCGTTTAAGTAGTTTTGTGATTTTGGTTGCATTATTGTCTCCTTTATATTATGTAAAAGTCATTGTAATCCAATGCAATGAGGGATTGTCGGGAAAATTTTCTTCCCAAAATTCCTGCATATAAACACTAGACGACCATGTACAAGGTGCTAAATTATTTTCACAAGAAGCTTTCATATAGTTAAACATGGTTTTTGTAGAAATAACAGGGCCGTGTAGTTTAGTATATCCTTCTTCTTTCCAAAAATTTACAAACGAGTACCACATTCCGTTTTCATCATAAATAAATGCTTTAGAATTAGTACTGTCTGGTCGAATAAAAATCATGTGTGATATTAATTTGTCTCCATCATCTATAGCAGGTATTAATACCACAGGGTAATTATCTTTTGCTACTTGATAAACGCAGCTATGCTCACGATTAGTAGTATCGGATAATTCTTGAATTGAGTAATCCTTGTGCTCAGCCACAGGCGACGCATCGTTCTTTGGAAGAGTACCCTCCGTTAAATAATAATCTGTTCCAGCTTCCCAAAAAGCCTCAGCTAAATCTGGGCTTACTGAATCAAGCTTTGTGCATACATAACTCATTGGGTCATCACTATCGTTATTTGCTGACCACTAGAACCAACGTAGTTTGTGCTGGTATTTAGATAAAACTCTCCATTTGCCCCTGTTCCAAAAGATGTTCTATTTAAAGTATTACTGCCGATTTTAATTGAAGTCCAACCAGTGCTGTTATTTTGAATTTGAAAATGAAGTCCCACTTCACTTCCAGCTTGCCTGTGCCAAAGTGCCTTGTATGTTTTATTTAAAAAATCAATACTGTTGTCTGACACAGAACCGAAAGAACCACTTAAACCATCAGAATATCCAATAAGAGGGAGCTTACCACCGCCATTCCCATTAGTCTGAGTCATCGTCCAAGTTACTACAGGTGAAGTGTTGTTTTGACCATAAAAATTATTTAAAGATATAGTACCAGACGTAGGTACACCACTATTGTTACTGTGGTTAAGCACAAAAGATCCACCTCTGTACATTTCACTTAAAGCAATAGACCCGCCATTACCATACTCAGTTCTGAGGTTGTTAAAACTAATAGCTCCTGAACTCTGTAATGCCATTATGCACTTCCTTTAGATTTTAGTTCTTCAATTTCTTTTTTAAGTTCTTTTATACCTTCAATTAATAAAGGTACTATTTTGTCGTAGTAAACTGTTTTATAGTCAGTATCTAATTTATGTGTCTTAACTATGGGTGCTTCTGTAATAACTTCTGGCAAAACTGCTTCTACTTCTTGAGCATTTACACCAACCTCAAGACCTTCTTTAAATACATCTGAATCTATACTTTTAGCTGTGTCGTTCCACTCATAGTAGTATCCATTTAGTTTTTCAATTTTATCTAATGGGTTGTCAATTTTACCTTTAAAATCTTTTAACCGAGAGTCAGAACTATAAGCTGTAATATTTCCTGTTGCAGAAAAATTACCTGAATAAGAGCCTGACATTGAAAGTGTGCCTGTTCCAGTAATTGTACCTCCAGTTAATCCATTACCAGTAGCAACTGAAGTAACACCACTTGAAGTTACGTAACCACTATTATTTGTAAGCTGCGATATGTTTCCAGAAATTGCTCCAGACAAAGTTGTTGCTGTTAAAGTACCAGTTACTGTAACGCCACCTGAAGCTGTAGCTAGTTTAGCTGCGTTGTTGTGATAAAGGGTGACTGCGCCATCACCATCAAAAACTGCCGATGTTTTTCCAGAACCGGTTATATTAAAATTGCCACTCGCTACTTGTACAAAACCGCCTGACCCATCTCCACTTGAAGAAAGCCTTACATCAAAATCATCACTACTCGGAGTTTTAAGGTCTATAAAAGCTGCATTACTAGCTGCTGCTCCAATTTCCATAGACGCTATGCCGTTAGATGATGTAATAGATATTGATCTATTTCCAGAGCCGCTTACAGCTACATCGGTTGCATTTACAACACCACCAGAACTATAAATTACCGCTTTACTGTTTACAACAGACCCTGGACTAGAGCCGTCTAACAAGTTTAATTCAGTTGCAGTACTTGTTACACCGTCAAGGATATTAAGCTCAGCTGCAGTACTTGTAACACCGTCTAGAATATTTAACTCTGCTGCAGTACTTGTTACACCGTCTAGGATATTAAGTTCAGCTGCAGTACTTGTAACACCGTCTAAGATATTAAGTTCTGCTGCAGTAGAAGTTACCGCTGTACCAGCAATAGAAAAAGCATCTGTTTCAAGAGTTCCATCTACATCAACATCTCCACTAATATCTAAAGAAGAAGCTTCTATCTCACCGCTTGCTTTAAATATTACATTGTCGCCTCCTGATACCTCAAAAATAATTTGATTATCAGTGCCAAATTTTATTAAGTTATCATCATCTCTACCAACAACAAGGCTTGTATTTTTTATAGATGTTATTCCTGTTTGCGCTGCGTCTACTGATCCTCCCGAAGCATCTACGTATGCTTTTACAGATTGCTGAGTAGGTATAAGAGTTGCGGAATCAGAAGCCATGTTATCTTCATCTACAAAAGCCGTAACCGTTATAGTTCCATCTGATATACTTCCAAAAGATACAGTGCCTGTTGTAGTAATAGCTGACGAACCATTATTAATTGCACCAAAGCCACTTGTAATGCTTCCAGAGTTTAATGCACCTGTCGTAACAATATTACCTCCACCTACTGAATGAGAAGCAAAGTATGTAGACACCGTATCAACATTTGTCATACGCATTGTGCCAGCATCGTTAATTAGTATTCCGTCGCCACTGGCTACTGCGGTAGTTCCTCTAGCTGTGTCACCATCTATTAAGTTTATTTCTGCTGCAGTAGTCGTCACACCATCAAGAATATTTAGTTCTGCTGCGGTGCTTGTAACACCGTCAAGGATGTTTAGTTCTGCTGCGGTGCTTGTAACATTAGTACCGCCAATATCTAGCGTAGTCATTGAAACTTCACCAGCTACAGTTAAGACACCATCGGCTACTGTCATTAAATCAGTATCATCGCCATGCCCTATTGTTGCACCATTAATAACAACATTATCTACAGTTAATGCAGTTAATGTACCTAATGACGTAATGTTTGATTGAGCTGCATCTATTGTAAAAGTTAAATCGTAAGGATCTCCATCTGTACCATTATCAGTGTCAGTCCAATTTATAGTTATTCCATCACCAATAAATTTCATTTCTTTGTTTTTAGTAATGGTAACTTCTGTACCGTCCCCATCTTCCATAACAAAACTAGTAGCTGCAAAGTCTTGACCATCTACATACGCTTTGACTGATTGCTGTGTAGGTATAAGAGTTGCAGAGTCAGAGGACATATCATCCTCGTCTACAAAAGCTGTGGCTGTTATTGTACCGTCTGTTATGCTTCCAAAAGTAATTGTACCTGTTGTGCTAATATTAGATGAGCCATTATCTATAGCTCCAAAACCTGATGTAATGCTTCCAGAGTTCAATGCTCCAGTAGTTACAATGTTACCACCACCTACGTTATGACTAGAAAAATAAGTAGATACAGTGTCTACATTAGTCATTCTCATCGTACCAGCGTCATTTATAAGGATACCATCACCAGAAGCTACAGCAGTTGTACCACGGCTAGTATCGCCATCTATTAAATTTATTTCTGCTGCGGTTGTTGTAACTCCATCTAATATGTTAAGCTCAGCTGCGGTACTTGTTACACCATCCAGTATGTTTAACTCAGCTGCAGTACTTGTTACACCATCTAAAATATTAAGTTCTGCAGCAGTACTAGTAACGCCATCAAGTATGTTTAGCTCTGCTGTTGTACTTGTGACACCATCTAGAATATTTAACTCAGCTGCTGTAGTTGTAACTGCTGTGCTACCTATTAATAGTTTATCTTTAACAATGTCTATAGTTGTAGCACCTGCTGTTAATAACTTATCAGCTGACTCATCCCAAAGCAAATATGCTCCTGAAGTAGCACCAAAAAACTTAACGTCAACGCCTGTGTCATCAACACCAAATGTAGTCACACCATCTATTTGTACTGTACCATCTATATCTACTGCGTCAAGATTTGCAGTACCGTCTATGTCAGCATCACCGCTAATGTCTAATGTAGCTGCATCAAGCTCACCTGAAATAGTAATGTTTCTACCACCACTAATGTCTTTGTTTGAGTCTGTTATGATAGCTTTACTTGCTATTACTGTTCCATTTGTTATTCCATCTATAAGATTAATGTCTGCTGCACTTGCTGTAACACCGTCTAGTATATTTAATTCTGCAGCTGTTGAGGTAACACCATCCATAATATTCAATTCAGCAGCAGTTGCTGTAATTGCAGTACCGTTAAAATTTATTGCATCTGCGTAGACTGTACCATCAAAGTATCCATCTTTAAATTCTAAAGAGCTTGTACCTAAATCAATGTCATTATCTGTTACTGGTACTATCGCGCCATCCTGAATCCTTATTTGTTCTACAGCAGAACTACTTACTTGAACAAAAACTCCCCAACGATTGTTTGTACTATCTACTACAATCTTGTTTAAAAAATCTTGATCACCTATAGTATGTATATTACCACCTTCACCAGCTGTGCCATCATGTTGATGCCCTGTTGTTCCCGATGTAGCATAAGCAAAAGCATTTAATATTTGATTATATTCGTTATTAAATAACGCTGCTGTTATAGTATCTCCATCAGAAAAACTACTTTGTCGTGTGTAACTTGTCATTCAAATTATCTCCTGTTAGCTGGTGTATAGTCTACGTATATACCATTGATAGCGTAGGGAGGATTTTTATCCTCTGAGCGTATTCTAAAACTTGTAGTGTGTCCATTACCTTGAACTGCTTGTCTAACTGTAGGATCAAGAGTTCCTCCAAAAAATGCTGAACCAAAAACACTTGTACCAAATGTAGCAGGTGTTCTTATTGTACTTAATGTGTACTCTGCTGGTTGCGGTAAATTTGGATCTTCGTAATCGTAACGAACTCTTAATTTAGGTTCTACCGTTCCTTCAGGACTTACAGAAAGTTTTACGTAGTTTACTGTTTTTCTAGTACCGTGATCTCCAAAGTCATAGTTAGGAGTTGTATAAGTTGCTAGTATATTTGCCTCTGTTCCTGCATAATTAAAAGAACTTCCAGAGTCGTGTAAATAAACATACCCATTATTATCGCCATGGTACTGTCGCTCAATTCCAGAATTATCAAAACCTGACGCAATAGACCTAGCTTGAATGCCTTTAGTTTCTGACCAAGCCATTCCGTTTGTTGTTAAACTTCCTATAATACCTTTAGATTCTGTAGCTGCTTGAGAAGCTCCTGTATAAAATAATCTATATTGCGACTTATTTCTAAGTACTGCACTAGAAACTATATAGCTACTTATATTTCTTGCTAATTCATTTGTAATTGGTTGTATCGGTCTACTAATAGAGCTTAACTCTACGTCACCAATTCTAGTTGTACCTGCAAGAGTCCGAACTCCATCAGGGCTTAAAAATACTAAGTCGCCACTAAATTCTTGAATACTAAAATTATCTAAGCAACCTACGTTTTGAGTAATTGGAGTAACAACTATTGAAGAACTTACATTTATATTTTGAAGTTTATAAATACTATTCTGACAAAAGATTATAAGATCTTGACGAAAAGTACGAATGCCTACAACTTTGTCATCTAGTTTTATACTACCTGATCCAGTACTTGTAAAGTCATCTATGTCATCTGTACCACTGTAATAAATAGTATTAGGATTGTTTGTGTCTCCTGCAACAACTAAATGTTTGTCGTGTATTATACAAGTCTTAGGAAAAACACTTCCGTCAACTGTAATTTCTTTTACAAAGTAAGTTCTATTAGTTAAAGCTCCTGTACCTGTCATTTTAAAATAAAAAGGCTTTGTAGCAGAGCCTTGATCTGTTATGATTACTTCACCATAAGTAGAGTCACCTTCGTACAAAGCAAAGTTAGCTTGGCCTTGGCTCGTTCTTGTTAATGTTCCTCTACCTGTAAATGCAGAATAGTTATCACCACCTGCGTCTACCGAAGATCTATTAATTTGTAACCAAGTAATACCATCTAACGTAAAATAAATATTTGTTCCTGAGCAAGCTATTAACCCATCTGCATAAACAAAAAGACCTATAATAGCGTTTGTGCTATTAGGTCTTGCAGCATCGTCACCACCAAAAGGTGCGAAACCATTAATTCTTCTGTAGCCACCATCTGTATCAACTTCAAAGTTTTCTAATACTGTAGCAGAACCTGCAACTGTAAGAATTTCAAATTGATTTAAGTTTGTGTTAAGTCCACCTTTACATGATACAGCATATGGTAATGATTGTGCCATTATATAAACCTTATTCTATCATCTTTAAAATAGCTTGGGGCTGGTTCCATTAAATGCATCTTCATTGTTTTTAATCCACGTTTGTAATCTTCGTTAGCAAATGCAGATGCTTGAGCATTGTCTTTAAACTGATGCATGTAATATCTTGCTCTGTTTATTAATACAGGTACGTACACATCTGGAAAAACTATAGCGTCAGTTGAAGCTGACAAAGCTGTTGGTAAATCATAAGCGTAAAAATAAATTCTATAAACTTTATCAGGTATTGACGAAAGACCAAACTTTCTGTTGTCTGGACTTTTTATAACTCTATCGGGTGTTCCGTAGTTTTGAGTGTCAGCATCATCGTGATTCTGAGCTATACGAAAATAATCTTTCCATTCTTCAATACTAGTAAATCGTAAATTACGAATAGTATAAGGTGCTGATTCACCACTAACACCTACTGTAGTTAGTAAAAAATTATCCCAATCTATGTAGCCATAATCTGTTGTGAGACTACTTGAAGCTGGTTTTAATTCATACCATCGAGTACCAGCTACAGTTTCAACATATGTATTGCCGTACATTGGATCTGTAGCACCAGATTCGCCCGTAGCTAAAAAAGGCCACTGAGGTTCTTCATTGACCATATCTAAGTAAGATCTATTTATTAAATCTTTTACGTGCGTCTGTACTCCTATAGAAGATCCAAAGTCAGAACTTGTAAGCTCTACTTCGTTCATTTCGCGTAGAACTTCATTGCATAGTTGTAAGTATGTTGTAGCCATTAGTGACCCATAGTTTTCATTCGTTGTTCCATATTAAATTTTGAACCTTGCAAATGTCCAGCATTTGTAAACTGTCTTTCTAGTTCAAAAATATTCTTGTATCCTGTTTGACCATCTGACACTATTTTGCGATCAGCATCAGTAAGCATTCTTTCTTCATCCATCATGTACATCATTTACTTGACTCCCGTTGTTTCTAAAAATACGGTCATAATTATTTTGATAGTTTTTTAAACTTTCAGAGTTATAAAACTTTCCAGTAAGACCTAATTGCTTACCTCTTTTTTTATTAGCTCCCCGTATAAATACAGGTTTTTCATTACTTCCTAGTTGTGGCATATAAAAACTCCAAAAGGCTTGGGGGCCTAATCAAAGACCCCCTTACCAGTTCTATTAGTCGATTCCGTAGAACGCTGATACGAGGGCTTCGCCTCTTAGTACCTTAGCTCCATATACGTGTAGTCCACGTACAATGTCACCAAAGCTATCAGGGTCACGGATGACCTCAGTGCTTGTAATAGTCTGAGCAGTTGCAGTAGACGAAATATGTCCAGCAATACATTGACCAGCAGCATTTGTAGTTGCAGCAATGTTATTAGTCTTGTACATATTGAATCCACGTAACTTACCAGAAGATACTAGACCGTTTCGGATAGATCCCTGTCCAGCATTATAGTCTACTGAAAGAAGTTTAGAAGAACTTGAAGCAAGTACTTCGTAGAACTCTGGATTCGCTAAGAACCATCGTCCTTCTTCAGGAACATTTTGCTCATCAAGAAGTCTAGCCATGTGAGACATTACGTCTATAGGGTCGTGTTCGCTAGAACCAAAACCTATATCCAAGTTACCAGTACCATCAAAAGTACCAGCAGCAAGGTCAGTCGCGTTGTCTGAACCAAGTATGTGGTTAGGGCTAGAAGCAGAAACGCCAGCAATCATAGTTGCTATAACGCCTTCATCAAAAGCATCACGCAATGCGTAAGCTGCTGAAGAAGTTGCTACGTCTCTGAAGTTAACGTGAGACATGTTAGTTTCAATATCATCAACGATGAATTTGAAAGCGTTTGCTACGTCAACAACAAGAGTTACTTCTTGGTCGGTTAGTTTAGTCTGAGTCACATCTGCTCCACGTTCATACTGGTATACAGTGATTTCAGGTTCTTTGATAATCCTTACACTATCACCGAAAGCTGCAATTTCTCCAGCATAGTCAGTGTTCGTAACAGCTTCTGCTACAGAAGATTTACGAAAAAAGTTTAGTACCTGTTTGGAATAAACCTTTGGTAAGAAAAAAGAATTAGTTTGACCACTTACTGAGTTACCAAAGTTACCGTTAGTATCAGTACCTTGCTCAAAAAATTGGTCGGATTGGTTATAAGCCATTGTATTTCTCCTAAGTTAGAGTATTATTTTACTACTCTACCCTCAGATACTGCAAGATTGATTTCTTCTTCATACTTGTCAAACTGATCTAAGGACATAGCAGCGATTTCCCGTTCAGTCCAGATTTTAGGTTGCTGTGCGTCTACGGCAGTCGTTTTAGTCGATACCATATCAGCAGCAGACCCTTGTTCTTTTTGTCTGGGCTGCGATTTAGTTTGAGTTTGTAATCCAGCTTCAAATTTAAAAAGATCTATAGCTTTGGATGCTAGAGCAGCATTGTCTGGATTGTTATAAATCCATTCTTGTATTTGCTCTGGCTGTGCTTCAGCCCAATTATGAAAATCTTCAGAACCTCTAATGTCCTCAAAATCAGGGTGCTTAGCTACTAAAGCAGCTTCTGCTTCCCTACGAATAACTTCTTGCTCACGTTGCTGTAAAGCATTTAGTTTTTCTTGAACTTCATTAACTTGCTCTGAACTTCTCATATAAGCAACAGATTCTACTGTGTCATACAAATCAGGGTACTCTTGCTTAAACTTTTCCAGTTCTTCTGGAGTTTTAGGAGCTTGGTATTGTGGCTGTGCATCTCTTGCCATAGCCGTTAACTGTTCTTCCTTTTGTTTAAATTCAGATAACTTCTGATCGTAGTGACGTTTTAAATCGTCGTATCTCTTTTTATAATTAGTTCGTTTTTTCTTGGGCGCGTCAGCTTCCGCTTCTTCATCAACAGGGGCTTCATCTGAGGTAGCCTGTTTATTCGGTCGCTCAAAAAACATACCATCCGCACTGTCTACTTTAGGGCCATCTGGCGTGTGCCATGCCTTATTCATGTTGTACGGATTGGAAACTTCTTCCTCCACTTGGTTTACTTCACTCATATTATATCTCCTACGGGGCTTGTACTCTGCAAGGTAGCCATACTAATTCTTTTTTGGCCTAAAAAAATTCATGGGGCTTGGCTTGTCAAGGTAGCCGTAAATTAAAATTACCTGAGACTTGGTGCTTGATTAGCACGTAAACTCATTAGTTTACGAATTTCATCATCCGTATTTCGTGTGTCACTCTCTAGGTCGTCTGTGCTTGTACTTGGAAGTAATCCTCCTCCATACAAGTCTTTTCTCATCATACCACCGTCATAAGCACGTTCAGCATCATCCATCATTGCTTGAAGATTGTCTGCGCCTATTTGATCGGTAGCTTTTTTGGTTATCACAAACTCACCATCTGATAATCTAGCTGGTATTGAATCTGATAACCCATCCCCAAGGCCGTCTACTTCTCCTGACCCTGAGAACTCAGAAGCTGTCGTAAGAACTTTGTCAAAAATTTGACTTAGTTGTTCGTCACCTTCTAGAGCGTTCATTAAATATTGTTGTTCTTCTGTGTCTAAAGCTTGATCTAAAACCATTTCCATTTGGTCTTGCTCAACAACTTCATCTGGTTCTTGAGCATTTTCTAATTCTTCTGGAGTAGCATTAGGATACGTATCTTCAGGAACATCCATTACTGGTTCTTCAATAGATTCCTCCTCTATTGGCATGTCCATAGCCATTTCAGGTGGCATCATTAAAGAACCCCCTTCTGCTTTTTCCTCTCTAAGATTAGTATTGTATTCTGTACCTTGAAACATAAATGTTTTTTTACCAGCATTACGAGATTCTCTAAACTTTTTTTCAAAAGCAGTTCTATCTTTTTTAGGTAAATCTTCACCAGTAAAAACTGTACTTGTTCCTGCAATAGTAGCACCTGCAACAGCACCTTGTACAAGTTTAACTTGTTTATCGCGTTTTATTTTTTCTTGTCCTTGCTCAAAAAGTCTACGACCTTGTGCTTTTTTTGCATCACTTACTTCATCTTTTATAAAAATTTCTTTATTTTTATTAGAAACTGAAAACGGTATATCATTTTCTTTTAATAATGTTTTAGTAGCTTGCATACCAGTTTCTAATGCTTCTTGACCTGCTTGAGTATCTAAAAGTTTTTCTGCATTTTTACCAACACCTTGCACTTTAGCAACCTTTGCAGCAAACTTAATAACTCCTCCAAAAGCATATTCTTCTCTTTCTGGAGGAACCATAATAGATCCACCTGACATATACATTTTTTTATCTTTTTTATACTTTGACTTAGGCATAAGGTATTCCTTTTTGTTCTCGTTCTTCTAATATTACTTTTACGTTAGCCTTCAACTGCTCTAGGTGTACCAGAGAACTCAGCTTCCCCTGACTGCGGAACAGCTCCAATTCCGATGTTGCCACCGCCAGTACCTGTTGCTCCAAGGTCTTGCGCTCCTTGAGGTACTCCAGCAGGGCTTCCCATGCCTGCTTGTTGTTGGTCAGTGGGAGGAGCTTCTTCGCCTGTTGTCTGTCCATTTTGCATACCTATTATTTGTGCCATGATCGCTGCTTCTTCAGGATCGTTTAGCAGTTCATCGGGGTCTAAGTCTAAGCTGTAAGCTAACTCAGAAATCAATTTGTTCATTTTAACAAAAGGAGCTACAGCAGGATTTTGTACTGTCTGTAAGAACATAGTTAATCGCTGTGACCTTACTTCTTTCTGCATTAAGCTGTTAGTACCTGTTGCTTTAACTTCTAAGTCTCCATCAACACCTAGCTTCTTTTCTAAGAACTGCATGTTCCATTGAAAAAATGCTTCTCCTAATGGCTTTAATAAAAAGTCATCTAGGTTTTTAATAACTGTTTTAATGTTAAGCGATGCTGCTCCAAGCAACATTGACATACCTGACGCTGTTCTTGTCATGCTTTGCACACCTGTTTGTCCGTGTGAGTAGCTTGGTATACCTGTTTGCTCGTCTGCAAGCTGTCTAAACTTGTCAAACATCATCATATTTTCTGTAGATGTGTTAGGAAACTTTAAACCATTTATTGCTTGTCCGGCTACTCCTGCTTGTCTTTTAAAGACCTTTCCGGGGTATATCTCCATACTTTGTCCACCAACAAGTGCAGTTTCGTCTACATCAAATACTAGTGAGCCAGAAAGAGCTAAGTTATCTATAGCCATTCTAGCATGTCCATTCATTATCTGTTGAGAGTCATCCATGTTTTCTGCTACGCCTATGCCGAAAAAACTATATGGATTTCTTTCATATGGAAAAGCTTGATAAGGAACTCTAAAAGGAGTAAATGGATTAACGACAGCTCGTAAAAGTTTACCGTTACCTATCCAAGCGTTGATCTGTACTTCATCTAAATCATCAACATCTTCTGGTATATCCATACCTACCTGACGAGCGTACTCTGCATCCATGACTCCCCAGTATTCTAAGACTTCGTATTGATTTGCAGAATATTCTTCTGACGCATCTTCGTCTCTTAGCTCACTTTCGTAGTCTAGCTCTACATAGTTTGGCCCCATAGTAAGGCACTCTCTAATTGCATCCTTATTAAAGTAAGGCATCTTTCCTAATGCCCTGAGTTGTGTTCTGTTTAGCTTATGCCTGTGAAATATAAACTCTGCTTCATCCATGCTTGTAGCACTTGGATCAGGAAAAAAATCCCAAATAGAAACAAACTCAATTCTAGGAACGCGAACATCCACGGGTTTATATACCCTTTCGCCTTCTTCATTTTCATCCCATCTATTAAGCGTTTTATTAAAGTTAAACGGGCCTTTAACGATTCCTGTACCAAATAACGAACATTCAAAAAGTGCTGAACGTAATTCTGCAGAACCGCTAGATTCTTCAATTTGGTCATGTATTAATTTCTCCATTCGTCTTGCTGCTTTTTGAGCAGGGTCTACTTCTAGCATTTGAGGAATAGGACTTAGCCCTTCCTGCATATCAAGTTCTTTTTCAGGTCTAACTACTTCAAAGTTTCCTGAGCCGTAAGTTGCACCTGCCTTAAGAACTCGACCATCACCTTCGTAACCTACGTCAAATGGATTATCAGTCTCCTCAGTAGATGTATCTTCTTCCTCTTGTCGAGGAGCTGAGGATTCCAGAGAAGGATTAAAGTTTGCGTGTTCTTCAATCCCCTCTGGCATCTTCGTTTCGGATACACCTATAGGAAACTTATTACCGCCAAAAACAACATCTACAAGTTGTCCAAAAGCTGCTAGTACTTTAGTCTTAGTTACTTTAACAAAGACTCTAGACTTTTCAGATTCTCTGAAGCGAACATGTTTACCATACAAACCACGGTAATTGTGGTAGGCAGTAAGCCATCTTTCCTCGTCAATATCTCTTGATGATTGTGCTACAGAGTAGCGATCTAACAAAAGAGCAACAAGGTTATTTTCTAAAGACTCTTCTAATGTAAGAGCCTTTCCGTGTTCATCTTCAACATCTTCAAAGTACAGCCCATTAGCTGTCAATGTATTTTCGTTGTTTTCAGCCATTAATTATTCCCTATTAACCAGCTTGAGTTGTTGTAATACCATCCTGTACTTTGCACATACCATCAACATACCAGTTAGTACCATCAGACCATACATGAGCAAAATCTCCGTGAACAGCCTTACTAGCTACAAATGAAATAGTGTCAGCATCTGTAACTGTAGCAACACTTCCTGCTGCATCTTCAGGTGAACTAATATTACCTACAATAATGTTTGCACTTGAAGCTGTTACAACCGTATGAGTTCCAGTAGGTTCTGTAGCTCCTACATAAAACCAATACTCAAGTCCTGCAGCTGGTGCAGGTAAAGTTTGTATTTTAGCTGCTGCTACATTAAGAACATAACGAGTTCCTGATTCTGCAGCTGTAATTGTGTTTGCAGCTGTAATTGCCTCTGTGTCTGAGGGTTTTTGAACTTTTTCAGCTAGTTCACGAACATCGTTTGTTCTAGCTGAGTTACGTCCAGTATCTCTAATATCTACAATCGCCATAATTTTCTCCTAGTTAGTATCCGAATGTTGAGTCTGAAGGCGTATAAGCCTGTTCTAAATGTAAATTTCTTATTTGACCATATGGGTCACTCATACGTGGCCTTGACATAATCAAATACCTTAACGCATCATAAGCATGATCTGGAGCATGAGTATCCACATCTTCGGGATTACTCTTATCCAAAGGGATACCTGTAAGTTCGCGTATCAGATTAGGGCATGTATTAAATATTTGCAATCGTGGCCTTCTGCTTTGCTGAACTCTTAGGTATTCATGGATTTGAATTTTCCCTTGGATACGGTTCTTATCTGCTCTACGAAGCTTATGACCTGCACGTTGTAGGGTTTCCCCCACGGTTGGCCCCGTAGTACCAGTTCTTGCCCAAGCTGCGGTATCCAACACACCTTGCACACTATACGGGTCATAGACTTCCATGTTAGTTATAACCTGAGCTAAGTCTACACCCGTTAAGTTCTTTTGATACAGCTCTCTATATATAATAAGAGTACCGTCTGTAGGGTCTACTGCACCCCACACACAAGCACTTTCTGAAGCGTACCCGTAGTCAATACCTTTTATACGTTCCCATCCTACAGGAATCTCAAAAGGAATTACCACATGCACGTTTGGATCAAACTCGGTAAATGCAGCACCTTCTGTAATTTCCCAATTACCTTCAAGTAGCTGTCTACGCTGTACATCTGGTAATGCCTTTAGCATTTGCTCGTACCTTCCATCTTCGGACAGATACGGATTGTCGTCTAGTCTTGCTGGAATAAACTTTCTGGATAGTCCATCATGTCCATCAAAACTTTCATTGGGTGGGGCAGGGCTTATATATCGCTTTTTTACCCAATGAGCACCTACACCTCCGGGGTTTGCCGTGCAACGGAGATACGGTGTTATCTCTGAATCTGTTGTACGCAACCTCGATGCTAAGTAGTTCCAAGCAAACTCTGTGGGTAGGTGGGTAATCTCATCGAACCCTATCCAAGAGTAGGCTTGTCCTTGGTAACGGTACACATCAGCATCCCTTTCTAGGAAGCCGAACTCTACTTTAGCACCACTCGGAAAATTCCAAAGCTTCTCTACCTCTCTAAACTTACAGCCATGAAAGGCTTGAGGGTATAGTTCTCGTGACTTATCTATAAGTTCACGTAGCTCTGGCATTGATCTTCTTAGTATTAAAGCCCTGTGAGCTGCGCGGTGTGCGTACCTCAAAGGGTCTACTAACATAGCGTAGGACTTTCCTCCTCCCGCTGCTCCACCATATAATACATCTATCTCTGGTGCAGCTAAGAAATCTGTTTGTGGGCCATCATTCGGCTGAAAGATAACATTCTTGTTGACTTCTTCCTTTACTTTTAAAGGAGCTTCATCAATAACATCATCTGTTACTACTTGACCTGTCGTTACTGTTTTGTTGTCAAGTTTATTTAATAATTCTTTGGAGCTGTTTAAAGTCTTTCGTTGTCTTTGCAACTTAGCTTCTACAGCATCTACTCTCTTTTGCTTGTCTCGTACTGCTTTTTTAGCAGCCAGTTTAGCCTTTGTCTCGCTGTGATAGTTGTAACCTCTACCCTTTGAGCCTTTAGCTCTCCCTGCTTTCTTACGGGGAGTACCGTCTTTCTTTAGTACGAAGCTTCCAGTGTCATCTTGTTGGTATAACTCTGGATGTAAATCCCAATCGTTAATAACTTCTGCAACCATTTCTTTCTCTGATTACATTTTTTAATCCTTGATGACTTATGCTACGCCCTGTTTTGTGAGCTATCCACGCGGCTCCATCTCTTAGCGAGATAGATCCCTCATTAATGAAGTCACTTATCTTGTCTAAAGCCTCTAGTTCTTCTGGTATCTCTACTAACTCTTTCGAGCTTTCTGGAGATAACTTGTAGCCAAAGGGAGTCTTTCCCTTCTTAAGCCTCAATTATAACTTCCTGTTTTGCTGGTAAGATAAACACACCACCACTTACTTCGTGTTTAACATCCATAGTTTCACGCTTACCTAAACCTACACGGTCTAATATAGTCTGTGCAGCCTGTACTCTCATACTTGCTTGAGGTATAGGTTCATTTGATTCCATTACTTGTACCAGTTTCTGTGCAGCTTGAGGGGCTGACTGAGCAAGGATGGTCGAAGCCATTTCTATAATTTCATTTTTGAGGGCTTTTACTACATGCCAGTGCGTTGTATAGCCAGCAAGCTCTGCTGCTCTTTTAGGATCACCTCCTGTTACAAGTAAATGTTCAAGGAAATTCTCTTGTTTGGTGGTTAATTGTTTGTTGTTATTCTTCATAGTGTACCATTATAGGGTTGATATGAGGTTTTGTCAAGTAGTTTGTGCATAAAAGACTTGACAAGTTGAAAATACGCCTATATAATAGAGGAACCACTCTGGGGTTGCAACACCTTTATAAAGTAACTCTAGAAACCCGCC